AATAATAGTGGGCTTGTCTTTCCAAATACCTACCATATCACAACGACCAGCATAAGAATACTTATTTGACCATAGTACTTGTTCTTGCCCCCAAACCTCTTCAATACCTCGTTCAGTAGCTCGAATTAAATCACGACTCATTTGTCTTACGTCTAGCCTCTCCTGAGATAATTCTTGCCATACGTCTTCCCCGTTGAAATGCTTTTCTGCATATTCGTGAACTAAAGTGCCTCGATCTGTCGCTTCTTTGGAAACCCGTGCGGCTTCTTCTTCTCCTACTCTCTCTATCCATTTTTGCAACCAAGTATTGTCCGAAGTTTTTCCTAATATAGTAGTGATTGACGGATATGATCCGTCAGGGGTATGATAAGTACGTCCTGTAGGTAGTGTGTCAGTATCTACCTCAGTCGTGTAATTGTACTTCCCTTTTAAAATCGTCCAAGGTGTTGACAATAGGCTTTCCTTTCGCATTTAAGCTAGTATTAATTAAAATGGGATACCCATATTGTCTAGTCTTTTCTAATACTTTCCATAAGTAAGCATTAGAAGAACCAGTAACAGTTTGAAGACGGGCAGTATTGTCATGAGTTTTAAAGTTACCTCCAATAATATCGGCAACAAATAACATTTCTTTAGAGTGTTGATAAACATTAAAGTACTTATCAGCTTCTTCTATTTGACATACCGGCGCATAAGGTCTCCAATAATCTGTATCTCTCATCTTTATACGATTTAATTTCTTAATATTATCATCAGTCGGAGCACATAGCAAAGATCTATTTCCAAGAGCTCGTGGCCCAAACTCTGCTCGACCTTGTATAACCGGAACGATCTCACCTTTTATGATTCTGTCAGCACACTCATCTGCGTGTATATTAATAGATGATGAGTGTACTCCTAAATAAGCATTTTCCCATAAAGGTCGAGTAATAAGGGCAGCAGCTCCTAGAGCGCAACCTGCATCACCTGCAGCTGGTTGAATAGCAATGTGATTAAAACCTGAGTGTTTTAAAAGATAAGTATTAGCAACACAGTTTAATGCAACACCCCCAGCATAAGCTAAATTAGTAAATCCTGTTTCTTTTTGAAGCCATGTAGCAAGAGATAGTAGTATATTTTGTGTAACTTGTTGTACAGAAGCTGCAACGTCCCAATCTAAGGTACCAGTGCCTACCCCGCGTTCTAGGTTATGTAAAAAAGTATAATCACCGTCTGCATTATAATCTACAATTTTTTGGTTAATCCAAGATGTCCATTTAGGTTCTCCATGAGCAGCAGCACTCATCACCTTACATTCATCACTCAGTGGTACAAATCCCAACAAACGAGTAGCGCTAGAGTAAAATAAACCAATAGAGTTAGGATAACGAAACCTTTTGATCCATTCGATTTGACCATTTCTATATACTCCTAAAGAGGTTGAATAACGATTGCCTACAGTATCCACCACCATTATAGCACATTCAGTCCAGTCAGTAGTTAAAATAGAACTCATGGCGTGAGCCTCATGATGGTCTACTAGTACAGGGCGTGCTGATGTAAATTTTTTAATGTCTGATTTAAATTGCTTATATGTAGTTTCCTCATAAAAAGCTGCAAATTCCCAATCATCATATTGATCTCTCAACCAACAAATAGTTTTTTCGGGAAAGGATTTATCAAACTTTTTTCGAGTGAATCTTTCCTCATGAGAAGCACCTTGAATAAATCCATCTTTTAGTGACGCAGCAGCACTATCGTGATGATAAGAGCTCACTCCTAAAATTTTCATTGAAATACCTTTTAGCTAATGTTATATATTCTGACGAATTAATTGTATTATACTTCATTACTGACACAAAGTCAACAAAAGACCATCGGTCGTTGTCAACGGTAGGTTGTATTCTATGAGCCATAAAACAAGGAAAAGTAACTGTCTTTCCTGGTGTAGGGTATACCGTTGCTATAATTGAATTAGGGGTAGGATAATCAAAATCTTCATTCAATGACCCACAAGAATTAAAATCACCTAACTCAAGAGGCTTGCCCTCTGTGAGATAGATAATCTGTGTCCAATATCTATTAGGGCGTGGGTTTTCTAAACGTCTGTCAGTAAACGAAAAAGAGTCTGAGTGCCAACCATAAGTATCTCCAGCAGACAATAGGATAGCAGTTTTATCCTTAACTTTACAAATTCTTCTTTTTTGATGGTTATCATCATAAAAAGAATTATCTTTTATATATTTTAAGAGAGATTTTACTGATCTTGCAACAAGATCATTTTTATCAACGAATATACAGTCTTGCCACTTTGAATCAATAAAATCAAGCATGTTCGTCTATATATTCATCAATAAATTGTGCTAATTTTTTATGCGCTTTTCTATTTGGGTGAACACCATCAGGATAAAAATAATCAGGATGTTTTTTCCAAAAGTTAATCTTACGTTCAGCACTTTTAAAGAGAAGTTCAGATCCTATTTTATCATCATCTGCCATATCAGCGATATACTTAATATCACCAAAGTATTCAGTGTCTTTCCAATTTGGATAAAGAAATTCAGTGATACTAGGAATTTTAAGGAAGCAGTCAAAACTAGATCTTACCTTTTCTATACCTCCTAAAAGGATAAGTTTATGAGCAAACTCTGTTAATTGACTATAAAAAGTATCATTCATCCAAGTAATTTTTGTCAGTATGTTTTTCTCTTTAAAAAACATAGGATGTTTTTCTTCCTCAAGGTAGCTAAAGCTGCGGGTAGCACAAGTTTTGACATAGATTATATAATCTAAATCATCAAAGTCATGTCTATCAATTAAGTGACCTAATACTACAACATCACCATGACCAGGAAAAGGATAATGAACTACTTCATATTTATCTGTTTTGCCAAGATAGTTAGAAAGTGAATATTGAACTGCGTGAAAGTTTATATCATCACCCTTAGACGTATCCCATTCTCCAGCGCTCCATGAGTCACCTGTAACCAAGATTTTTTTACGAACAGATATCAACCCACTCCTTGATTTCGTCCCACTTTTGTTCTTCTTCTTCAAGACTTTGTTTACGAATAATAGTAGCTACTTTAGTAATGGTAGCAACAGGGATTGCATACTCGCTTTTAATATCTTTTTTAAGTTCAGCAATTGATTCTCTAATTGAATCAGCTTGAACCATCAAATCAACAATTCGGTTGATTTCTTTTTTAACTTCAGCTTTAAGTGCGTATTCCATATTTTCCTCTATGTTGTTGTGTTGGAAGTGTAAAGTTTAAAAGTTTCTCTAATCTTATCTGGTTTACGGCGAATAAATCGCTGTTCCTGAAGATTAGACATCGCTGTATTGAATATTTTCATGGATAGGTCTGAGGAATCAGATGTATTTTTGATAAGTAGTTTTTGGTGGATAAGATTAAGTGCAGTGATAAGGTTAGCAGAACCTATTTCTCTAGAGCCAATAAAATCACCTTCGCTTCGTGGGCTAACAAGCTCGTAGAGATCATTATACCAAACATCTCCCGAATCGTCATCGAAAACTTCTACTGGCATACCAGATAGAATTCTCCATACTAAAGCATTAGCATCTTCTTGTTTCATGTACTTATCCTACCAGCTGCGCAACTACGTTGCTAGACAACCCAATCATCACGGTACGGTTCCACATAGAACCACGCTAGAGCTACGGACACACGCTTCGCGTGAACATCTTTAGGCTGGCTCATAGCGTCAACAAACTCACGTTTGAAGCGTAGCCAAGGATTTTTTTCAGTCTTGACAGGCTTCATCACAGCTATATCACGTTGGTTCCAATGATCACAACGCTTTGCATAAGCTGGCTGAACATTAAGAGACCTAGTAGTTTCATCCAACTTCTGTTGGAGCATGTTATACAGCTCTTGAAAAGCTTCGCTTTTCTCTGCTTCACTCATATCAGCAATGCAGATGCGACGTGCGTTTCGTACTAGATCACGATATGCATTACGCGATGTCAGTTTAAAAAACATTTTTTTACCTCTTATTATTAGCAAAGTTGGTGCCGAATGGCAAGATTAAAATTATTAAAGCTGTGAAGGAGTAGGAAAAGAATTGGTTCTTTGCCATTCTCTTAACTGCTTTTCCCGATTACGATACGTCAAAACAAACTTACGTACTTGATCACGATTTGACTCAAATTTAAAGTAGTCTAAAATTCGATCATACTCCTCTTCAAATAGTTGATTGTCTAATGATAACAGTTTAAAAGCGTCTATGCAAAAACAATTTGGGTTTGTAAAGTGCCGTTTATCTAAATTAGGAGTTGCAAAATGGGTAGTCCAGTGTGTATTATATTTTAATTCTTGATTTATTCTTTCTTTTATCCAATCAGGGTCACTACTATACACATGAACATAAGGAATGTTATAAGCAACAGATTTATGCGAACCAACAAAAAATAGTTTTTCTTCAGCCATTTTAGCGGCTTTTAGAATGTACTGATATTGATCGATAACAGCTGACTTACTACCATCTCCATCCCAAACTAAAATTAAATCTACTTTATCATAGCTGTCGTAGTTATTGTTATCATACGAATTATCAATTGAGTTTGAAAATCCTAGAGGCTCTTCAACTGCTCTATAACACAAAAACTTATCATAGAACACTTCTTTATGAGATGCTAGTATTCTAATACAAGCCATTCCTCGATGACCTGGTTGATAAACTACCATTCTAGCGTTTTTGGGAATATATTTCTCAACTAAGTTTTGAAACATTGTCAAGTATGTCAGATATATCTTCAATCTCTATGTCATAAACGGAATCCGAAAGCAGTGGAATTTGTTGAGGAGCGTGAGATACATTTCCTTGCCTCCAAAAGGCTTTTGACTCATACCAGATATATTTGCTGTAAGAACGCCAGAGTGCGTTGATCTTATTGGCCGTTTTATCATACTCATCATACCAAGGGTCATGAATAGAGATGCGATTTCTAGCCTCTTGCATCCATTCCACAGCACACCAAGGAGACCAACGTGCTGCATTTTCAGCTTCACGTAAAGTTCTAAGAATACCCCAGTCAGAGTATCCGCCTGTATTTAATGTGGGTTTTGCTTTAGCCATTTTCATTCCTTATTAGTTTATAAAGTTTATTTGCAAGTAGTGTGTTAGTTTTTTCAGGCATGTGATTCAACAAAGTGTGTAAAGAAGATACTTTTGATAAGTTAAAAAGTAATCCCTCAACGGTGTGTCCTGTTATAAAATCATAGGTTTTCTCATAGCACCATAAATGAATAGCTAGTCCTTTATACTGAGTAAGTTTTGTACGATCAAACCAACACAAGTCTCTTATTTGTCTTTCTCGCTGATAGTCAACGTCAAGTAAATGCTCAAAAAATTGATGTGCTGCGTTATATACTGCACTTGTATCTTTATTCTTAGCTACAGTACTACGGCACAAAGGAAGATTGTTAAAATAGATTCGAGTAGATTCTGTCCAGCAAAAAACAGTCACATCTGCTTTTGAATCAAATTGTTTGATTGCTGTTTCATGAGAAGTTCCATTCGTTCCTAGTCCAAGTATTTTGTAGTCTAGTATCTCAGCTAGTTTTACTGGCCAAGAGTGTTGATTTGTATTAGCACAAAAAGAGTCACCACAAAAATTTATAGTTTTAGCCACTAGATACTTTCTCTTGTAAGTGATTAAAATGATCGACAATATCAACAATGAAACGAGCTGCAAAAAACTCACCATGAGATGTTTTCATTTGTTCGTATTCTTTGATTGTGTCGGGAGAGTGTTGTAAGAGGATCGCTTTTGCCTCTTGAAGTGATGGACGTTTATGCATTCGTCATTCCTTATTAAGTTATAATATATAATACTGAAAAAATCAGCTTTTAGCAAGTATAACGTGTTTTTCTCTTTCTAGATAACGTAGAATAAAAGCACGAATTGCATTTGGTTTTGGAGTTAAATTAAAGTAGCCTACAATCTGATTATATTCTTGTAAAAAAGTTAGATAGTCATCATTAAACAATTTGGCGATATCAATATTGAAAACATTATCTAGATCAATCGGTTCTACGTTCGGCACTCTGTTATCTTTAAAGGGTCTAGTAAAAGGTTTAGAAGAGTATAAAAAGATGTTTTGTTTTTTTATACTAACTAAAGACCAGTCTACACGTTGTAGTTTGCTGTTAGACCACACACCTGTTGGATGTTGAGAAAAAAATACAAGTTTATCTTTGTATGTTCTAGTAGCTTTCACAAACATTTTAAGAGTTTCAGTCTCTAAATCGTGAAGACCAAACCCAGTATGAGCCCAAGCATGAGATTCCATTTCTCCTAAATTCTTTAAATTTTCGTCACCGCCATTAAAAGCCGAATGAGTTTCAGGAAAATCAAGAGGAGAAGTGATTGAAGAATCAGGAGAAGAACACCAAAGTTTTTCCCAAGCACATTCTGGATGAGCTGAAAGTATTCTTTGAACAGCATTACCTCTATACATTCTTTCATACCAAATTGGAATAAAGTTGTCGGGTAAGCTTTTTAATACGTCAGCAATGTAGTACATTCACACTCCTCAATTTATTACTTGACTTGTTTATAGATTATAGTAGAATAAAGACATGTACGCAACTGAAAAGTATGTTCGCATGGAAGCGAAAGAGATGCAAAGTATGATTCGTGAAGTAGCCAACGATCTAGGTGGTGACATCAACTACTTGCACTCAGAAATTACTGATCTAAGAAATCAAATCAAGCAACTTGTAGAAGAGTTAGAAGAATTGAAAGAAGCTAATAATGCCGAATTATAAAGTAGTTTTATTTACTGATTCTATAAATCAACAATACATGACAGAACAGCAACAAGCAATTAATAATTCACTTCCAGATTTAGCTGTAGAGGTGGTTAATTATACAGATTCTCGTTTTGCTAAATTTTCAGATAAAAACAGAGTTCCTTGTATCATGGTTTTTAAAGACGAAGCGCGTATGCAAACGAGACATTCAAAGCTTAGTCATTCTGAAGCTGTAAACTGGATTACCACTCGTGTTACTTAATGCCTAAAGCAATTTCTTGCATTCCTCACCAACAAAGAATGGATGCTCACAGAGTAGATTATCTTCGTGCTATCTCTGAGTCTATGGATTATCCTTGGCAATCAGAAGATGGTAGAGATCCTTCGCCTGCACATCGCTCTTTAGAACATAAAATCAAAAGTTTTATCCCTATTAAATATTGGCAATTTACTAATTGCTGCACTGACGCACTTCAAATTGCTTTTCATGCTTTTTGTAAGCGCGGAGATACAGTTATAATACCTGCTTACGGTTGGAGAGCTATTACTAATGCTCCACAATTAATGGGGATGAAAATAATATATTGTGACATTGATGATACAGGTAACCTAGACATCAATCAAGCAGTAGACTTAATACATAAACATCAACCTTCTGCCATACTAGTGGTTCACAATTTTGGTACTATAGTTGATGTATCACAATTAACAGATGTATGTGCTAAATATAATGTTGCAATTATTGAAGATGCAGCTCCGTCGTTTACTATGAAAGAAGCTTATGAGTATGAGTTAGGTACTTTTTCTGATGCAGTTTGTTTTTCTTTTGATTTTACTAAATCACCAGGGTGTTTGGGGGCTGGAGGTGCTTTAGCTACCAACGATCCTCTAACTTATGATCGTTTTAAAACAATTTGTTCTCATACAAGTTCTCAGTGGGGAATTGGGACAAAATCCTATCTAGACACAGTATCAGCAGCAGTACTGTGTAAAGAAATAGAATTAATTGAGCAATTGCAGTACAGAAAGCGTAGAGTCGAAATTGCTACTTATTATCTTAACAAACTTCCGTTTAAAACATTAAGCGGAAAAAATTACATCTTTCATCGTTTTATAATTTTACCTGATAAAGATGAGAGAGAAAACTTGTTAAAAGCATTTAAATCAGAAAAAATATTAGCTAAAGCAGTGTACGGCGCAAACACTCAAAAATTTAGTCGTGTTAATGAGTTTGTTGAGTGTGCAATTGAGTTACCATGTCATCAATATATTGATTTAGAAGACCTTAATGATAGATTATCGAGAATACTATGATTTCATGTTACATGCTAGATGTTCATATAGCTAATCGTTGTAATCTAAATTGTGATGGTTGTAATCATTGGTCAAACTACGGTTTTAAAGAAGTGTTTTCAAAAGAAACTTTATACCAGTGGGCAAAACCGTGGGCTAAGATAGTAAAACCAGAGAGAGTAAACCTATTAGGGGGAGAACCTTTACTTAATAAACAATGTTCCGAAATAGTGTCAGACTATAGAAAACTATTTCCAGAATCAACTTTAAAGTTATTTACCAATGGTCTTTTACTATCAAAGCAACTCTGGTTAAAGAAGACACTTGAAATTAATAACTGTACATTAGTAATCACACTTCACTCAGATGAAAAAACTTATTTGAAAAAATTTAAAAATGAGTTACAATGTTTAAAACTATGGGGTGAACCAACCCTAAAGAAAAAAACATGGTTTAGAACTGTTTTTGACTACGAAGGTATCGAAGTAGAAATAAGAGATATGCGTGGTCACTGGTATAAAACTTATACTGGAAACGGTTACAATGCTAAACCCTACAAGGATGAGAAACCAAGAGAGAGCTGGGAAAATTGTGTATCAAAACATAGTATTCAACTTTATCACGGTAAGCTTCACAAATGTGGAGCTATTACTTATTTAAATGATTTTTTAAATAAATACAACCTTTTAGAAGATCCTGATTGGAATCCTTATTCTAAGTACAAAGGTCTCAGTCCTACTGATTCTAAAGTAAAAATTGAACAATTTTTTAAAAATGAAGATGAATGGATTTGTGGAATGTGTCCTTCAAATCCAGATAAAAAACAATCAAAAGAAGTTTTTAAAAGATATGAATATTAGAGCTAATATAATTAGCATAAATTTAACCAAAGAGGAAGAATTATTTTGTACGCAGTACTTTTAAGGAAATTTGAACTATGTCTGCTTCAACATCTGAAATGCAAATGAAGATATATGTAAAAAATAATGATGTAGGTAAAGCGCTACGTATAATGAAAAAGAAGCTATTAGCTGAAGGTGTTATGAGAGAAGCACGTGAAAATACCTTTTTTAGGTCCAAAGGCGAAAAGAAACGTTTAGCTGAAAAAGCGGGTAAAAAACGGTGGGAAAAGAAAAGATTACAACTTGAACAAAAATTTATACGCGAAGAACGCAATATGATTCGTAATAGTAGAAAAAAGAAAAATGTTCAAAGACATAACAAAAATTCAAATCAATCCAGAAACTCAGCACGTACATCTCGCAATTAAAATCACAGAGAATCACGTTCATAATTTAGTGTTTGAGCTGCCTTGTTTTATTTTGTTGATGCAACCTGATGTAAAATGGACAGGATCAATAAATAATAAAAAATGGACTATCCAAAAACTTAGTTCAAAAATTAAAATGTATTCAGAGAATTATGAATTTCACTATAGATTTACCTTAGAACAGTGGGAAACAATTCGTAAACAGTTTGCAAGCGCACTACGTAAAAACAACCTTGCATAGTGCTTAATATATGTAATATAATCTTATCATAACTAATGGAGAGATTAATGAAAGCATATAAAGGTACTTTTAAAAAGAAAAACGGTGATGCTAGACAGATGACTTTTGCACGTTTAGTAGATCTACCAGAGCAGTTTTTAGAAACTCGTATTATAGGTGCTGGATCAGAACAAAACTACCCAGAAGGTATGGAACTGGTTTGGGATTTAGAAGCTGACAACTTTAGAATTTTTAATTGGAAATCTGCTGATGACAGTCCAAAAGAATTTGATATAGATGAGACTTTATTTAGGTAAGTGTTACATTGCAGTATATTATTGAAATACATAATACAGAAAATGATGATATTGGAGTTCTTACACACGAAGAAGACGATGAGCAAGTAATTACTAAATTTGACTCTTGGTCTAAAGCGAAAGCTAAAGCTGGTATTTTAGGTAAGCAACTTCAACCTAATCTATCAACAAAAATTGTTTCTTATGAGGAAGATATCGAGTAGTGCTTCGTTTGAGCAGAAATAGAATAGACGGACTGGACTCGGGGGCAGTACCCGACGCCTCCACCATAAATTCACCGATGCAAAAACTCATTACCGCATACAAAAAGGTTTGGGGTAGTAGATGGAAAGAGTATTGGGTAGAACACACTTGGTGTGTTTATGATGGGGGCGAAATAGGATCGACAGACGTAGTAAAAATTAAAGCGAGAAGCAGGTGCGCAAGCGACCTTAACCGCAAGATTTGAATAACTGCAAACGATAACTTTGCAATCGAGGATTACGCACTAGCTGCATAATCTCATGGGGCGGCCACTGCCTAGCAACAGAAAGTGGTATTTTTTAGAGGAAAATTATGAAAATAGGATTTACTTGTAGTACGTTTGATTTACTACATGCAGGTCATATCTCAATGTTACGAGAAGCAAAACAACACTGTGATTATCTGATATGTGGATTACAAACAGACCCCAGTGTTGACCGGCCAGAAAAGAACAAACCCATTCAAACAATTGTAGAAAGATATATACAATTAAACGCAGTCGGGTATGTAGACGAGATAATTCCATATGCAACAGAGGAAGATTTAAAAGACATCTTGTCCATGTTGCAAATTGATGTTAGAATTTTAGGTGAAGAGTATAGAGACAAAGAGTTTACAGGCAAAGACATTTGTCGAAAAAGAGACATTCAATTATTCTTTAATAAACGAGAGCATCGTTTTAGTTCGTCAGATTTACGTAAAAGAGTTTACGAAAATAGCTAATTATTCATGAGGGAATTATGGATTACATTGTTGGTAGAGGTGGATTAGCTTGTGAGTTTGAGACTTACTTTGGTCCACACAAATTTCTAGAAATACATGAAACATCGCCTGGTACAATAGGTGACTGTAGAGTTTTCAATAACAGATATGAAGCCTATGATGATGGAGAGGAATATAAACCTGCTCCAAACGATACCTTTTTGTTTGGAACTGGGAGCAAGAAAGTAAAGAAAATTTGGTTCAGAGCACTAAGTCAATGGTTTACTCCATCAGAAAAACACTTTCCAAATCGTTTTGCGCCTGGAGTCTTACTTCCGCCTAATATTGAGTTTGGATATGGAAATGTGATAGCACACGCAATAGTCACTGGTGATAACAAGTTTGGAAACTTTAATTTTGTGAACAATGGCGCATTCTTAGCACATAATGTAGACATGGGTGATTTCAACTTTTTCGGTCCTAACGTGCAAGTGTGTGGTTGGTGTACGTTCGGAGACGATAACTGGATTGGTGTAGGCACAAACTTTTATGAAGCAATCAAAGTGGGTAATAACAATACGATTGCTGGCGGTTGTTTAATTAGAGAAGAGGTAAGTGATAATAATTTTATTAATCATGCAGATGATTGTCCAAAATTAGTAGTAAAACACAAGAGAAAATAATATGTTACTATTGACAAAGAAAATTGATATAAAATTACCCCATGAAGACAAAGTACATTCTTTCCTAAAAAGTATTCCTGATGAAAAGTGGGAAGGATGGACAATTACACGTAAAGGAAATACCTCTCAACTTAACTTTGACGTAACAGAGAGCACTAATGTTGGAATCTCCGTAATTAAGCTTAATAAGTTATGGGAAGAATTAATTAAACTTGAACCAAACCTTATAAAGTTTGACCCAGATTTAACAAAATGTTGGGTTACTAAAATGATTCCTGGTGGTGGTATATTTTCTCACGTTGATTATAAACGTGACATAGCAAAACTTATTCCAATCGGTCCTAACAAAGGTGAAATACATTATCACCTACATTGGAAATGGAAGCCCTTTTATACTCATAAATACACAGGTCCGACACTCACAAGGACTAATTTGCCTCACTCAGTAAAAAATGAAACTGGAGCTGATCGATACGTAATTCAAATAGCAGACAAGATTCCTAATGTATAAAACATATTTATTAGGAAACGGTGGGTATGCTCAAGAGTGTTTTGAACAATTCGTTTTAGGTGAAGTTATTAAAGACTTTGGAGGTTTTCTAATTCTAAAAAATAATAAGTTAGTGCTAATCAATGAAGAAGGTGTTGATGAATTTAAATATCACGATAAATCATCATTCGTATTAGGAACAGGACAACCAGTTTGGAGAAAGAAATTTTTAGAACATTTATTTAAAATATATGAACAAGATATTAATCATTTTCCAAACATAGTAGCTAATGAAGCACACCTCTCACAAACAAGCAGATTAGGCATTGGTAATGTGCTAAATTGCTTTGCTATGACAAACGCAAATGCAGATATAGGTAATTTTAATTTACTTAATTGTTACGCATCAGTACACCACGGTGTTAAAATGGGAAGTCATAATATCTTTACTACTTATGCAGCAGTTTTAGGCTATTGTAATCTGGGTGATGATAACTGGCTAGGTAGCGGTACAACCGTTACACAACGAATTACTATAGGAGACGACAACACACTGAGTTCTGGAGAGCATCTTTTTGATGATATGACAGACAGACAGATATTTATGTCAGGTGTAATTGTTGATAAACCACAAAATAATGATAGTTCTTTTTAGAAGCTGTGAAGCAAACTTATCTCCAGGATCATTAAGTGAAGGGTTTGAAGACAAACCTCGCTGGAATGGGCATGGTAAGTTAGAAATTTTGAGAAAATGTTATTTATCTATCCAAGAAGGTTTAGATGAAAAAGATAAAATTGTTATAGTAGATGATAGAACTACTCCTGAAACTATTGAGTGGATGCGAGATAATACAAAAGCTCAATTCAAAGTAAAATCCATTACCTCTCTTGATGAGGCAAGAAAAACTCATCCATATCCAAATTATCATCCTGTAACTGCTAATTCTTGTACTGATCTTATGGAATACCTAGTGCAAATCTCTAATGATAACCCAGATGAGCTAATATATGTCTGTGAAGATGATTATTTACACCTTCCTTATGCGATGACAGCTATGAAAACATTATTTAAATCAGGGTATGATGGTTTTTACGCACCTTACGACTATCCTGATAGATACTCAGTAGACTCTTCGAGACGCTGCGAATTACATGTATGGAATTATGGTCATTTAAGATCAATACCAAGTGCTACACTAACTATTGCAGCTAAAGGAAGCACTTGGTTGAAATATACCTTTGAATTACTAAGAGCAGGTGCATTTGCAGATGACTCTTGGACTTGGAAAGCTTTTAAACAAACAGGAGCTTTATGTGCTATTCCAGGCCATGCTACACATCTTCAAGAAGGATGTATTACTCCTTTAATAGATTGGAAGGTAATTTATGACTCAATACCCACACCTAGCTAACTTTACCTCAGTAGAGGGTTATTGGCATGATAGAAACATATTTAGACCTGTTGTTCAAGATATCTATGCAAAAACTAAGCCAGAGACTATGCTTGAGATTGGCTTCAACATTGGTTATTCAGCCTCAATGTGGTTAGAGTTTGATCCAGAGAACAAACTAAAACTAACATCAGTAGACATAGGAATTCATGAGGATACCGTTAAAGCTGCTGAAGCGGTAAAAAACTTGCATGGAGATCGATTTGATTTTATACTGTGTGATAGTAGAGAAGTCAAGCCTCAGCTAAAAGATAGGATGTTTGACATAGCCTTTATAGATGGAGACCACAACACAGAGGGTGTTAGAAATGATATACAACTTTGTCTTGACTTAGGTATACCATATTTAGTATTTGATGATTGGCATGAGTTAACATCTGATGGTGGACATAGTAATAGTGTTAGACCAACCTGTGAAAACGATTTCAAAAACAAAATATCATTGATCAAGGTGTATGACCTTGAAGGGATTAACCCATCAACTGCTAAAGTAGCTTTATATAAAACATGACTTCATTCATATTACCTAAAAAGTTAGATATTCGTACTTTTGAAATTTATATAAATCCCGCACAAGAGTCTAATCAATTTGCGAATGGTGGTTCAGCAACTCGCATATTAGAAGCTCGTGCTCGCGAAATGTTAAAGATATCAGATGATAAAGCTATTATTGCCACGTCATCAGGCACCACGGCTCTACACGCTATATTGTATGCAATGATGCGTAGAAATAATTCTAATATGCGTGTATGCACTCAAGATTTTACCTTCCCTTCAAACTCTCAAGGACCCGCCACAGGACCAATTATAACAGATATAGATGCTGATTGTAATATGGATTTGTATGACGAATATGCTCACGATTATGGACAGATTTATATAGTAACTAACTGTTTTGGACATATTCAAGATATAGATAAAGTTTTACTATACGCTCAAGAACATAAAAAAATTATTATTTTTGATAACGCAGCAACTCCTTATACATTCTTAAACGGTATTAATACTTGTAATCTTGGTCATGCTTCTTACGTTTCGTTACACCACACAAAACATATTGGCTTCGGTGAAGGTGGTTTAGCTATAGTTGATAGGCATATGGAAGAGAATGTAAGAGTAGCTTGTAATTTTGGTTTGATAAATGGACAATTCAATGAAAGAGGTAGTAATTATAAAATAAGTGAAATAGCTGCTGCAGCGATTTTACAATACTGGGATTCTTTTGATATAGATGAATTACAAGAAAAATTACTAGATAATTACTATAATAAACTATTTGATCTCAATAAACAATATGAAGGAGTTCTCCACGCAAACTTTTCTGATGAGGATAAGTTTTTGCCCTTTTGTGTACCTTACATATTCAACAAACCCAAAAATATTATAGATTTTCCAGACGACGAAGGGTGCAAAAAGTACTATCACCCACTTAGAGGATTACCAGTCTCTAAACAAATCTATGATAGAATTATTTGTTTTCCAGTAACAGAGGGTATAAGTGATTAAAACAGCTGTTGTAAGTG